GAGGAAAATTTAACATGAAGTTGCTGGTTCTTGTATACTATGGGCTGGTTGGGATCATCGCATTCTGCTGTTTTGTGTATGTATTGACCAACCCGCCCAAACCGCAGATCCAGTGTACAGTGGCGGAGATCAGTCCAGACTTTTCGACGCAAGACAGGGAGTATTGCCGTAGGTTAAGGGCGCATAAACTTTGACATTACTTTGCGGTAACACGATGCCGCGAAGCAACACGCATGAGGATTGGAGCCTGAGTCCGCAAGACTTAGTAGGCTTGCCAAAAGATAGCCAGCAGTCCTAGGAAACTCTGGATGAGGCAAGCTAGATAGCCAGTCCTCAGCCGTGTTGGTAGGAAAGGGTGAGCGCCGAGTTCGCATAGGCTTTATACATGGATTGCGACGCTACCAACGCCTCATCATTGCAAGGGATTGATGTAACAGGTATATTGCCGACATTACATCGACCGGAGACTGATGATGTCTGAGCCTTCCGAACCCACCGACACAGTTGCCGCCGAGCAACAGAAGCCCCGAAAGAAGATGGGGCGACCATCCAAATACACCCCAGAACTAGCCGCAGAGATATGCGAGAGACTATCTAACGGAGAGCCGTTACGTCAGATATGCCGCGACGACCATATGCCAGCGTGGCAGAAGATCTACGAGTGGATGGCCCGCGACAAAGAACTTTCGGGAGCCATCGCACAGGCGCGTGAGCAGGGCGCTGACGCCATCGCTGAGGAGGCGCTCGAAATCATCGATACGCCGCCCGAATACGTCCTGACTAAGACCGGCGAGTCCGTTGATTCAGGCTATGTGACATGGCAGCGCAACCGCGCCGACCTGCGCTTGAGGCTGCTGGCTAAGTGGCACCCCAAGAAGTACGGCGACCGCCAGATCTTGGCTGGTGACGCTGAGAACCCGCTGACGACCAGCCCCGACGCCTCCTTTGTGGCTGACCTGATCGCTAAGATTGAGGCGGCAAAGCGGTGACCCCGAGGGAGTTCATTGAGTGGTTCCGGGACGACCAGAAGCTCGATGGGGTTCGCGTCGCTGGCATCATGACATCGGAAGGCATAATCGACCTTGACGACATCACTGACGAGCAAGCCGAGACCATCGCCGAGCAGATCATGCTTTGCTACAACACCAAGGGCAACGCATGACCGAGCCTGTCGTTGACCGCGAGGTAGCCGCCAAGTATGCGCAGCAGGAGATCAAGACCCTGCTGGACTGCTCGCTTGAGGAGAAGCTTTCCAAGCTGCCCCGCATACAGCGGATCGCTTACGAGTGGCGCTTGCGCTGGCTGGTATCGGCTCACAAGCACCAGATCCTGCCTGCCGGCGACGATTGGACAATCTGGCTGATGCTTGCAGGCCGGGGTGCCGGGAAGACCCGCACCGCAGCCGAGCAGCTAGGCTGGTGGGCGTGGAGCGAGCCGAACACCCGCTGGCTGGTGGCGGCTCCGACCAGTTCGGATGTGCAGGGCGTCTGCTTCGAGGGTGAGTCTGGCCTGCTGGCAGTCATCCCGCCCGAGTTGATCAAAGACTACAAGGTGCAGAAGTGCGAGATTCACCTGATCAACAAGTCCATCATCAAGGGCATCCCGGCGTCCGAGCCCGAGCGGTTCCGAGGCCCACAGTTTCACGGCGGCTGGTTTGACGAGTTGGCTGCATGGGACTACATCGACGATGCGTGGGACATGATCCAGTTCGGTCAGCGTCTGGGTGACCGAGTCCGCCAGATCGCCACCACGACCCCGAGGCCGAAGGCGCTGATCAGAAGCCTGATCGCCCGCAACGGCAAAGACGTAGCCGTCACGACCGCCTCGACCTATGACAACATTGACAACCTCGCGCCGCAGTTCCAGCAGCAGATCCTGCAATACGAGGGCAGCAAGATCGGGCGACAGGAGATCTACGCCGAGCTTCTGAATCCCGAAGAGGACGGCATCATCAAGCGCCAGTGGCTCAAGATCTGGCCTGCTGATAAGCCGCTGCCCGAGTTCGAGTACATCATTATGTCGCTCGACACCGCATTCACCGAGAAGACCACCGACAAGAAGGGCGACGCCGACCCGAGCGCCTGTTCGGTTTGGGGCTACTTTAAATACGACAAGAAACCAGCCATCCTGCTGCTCGACTGCTGGGAAGAGCATTTAGGCTTGCCCGACCTGATCGCTCGCGTGAAGCAGGAGATGAACGTCCAGTACGGTCAGGGCGACATGAAGCCCGTGATCAAGCCGATGGTTGGCCCGAAGTCGTCTTATCTTGTAGGCCGCAAGCCTGACCTGCTGCTGATCGAGGACAAGGGGTCGGGTATCAGCCTGCGCCAGATGCTGGCGAGGGAAGAGATCCTCGCTTACCCGTACAACCCCGGCAAGGCAGACAAGCTTGCTCGCCTGCATATGGTCTCGCACATATTTGCGCATGGTTATGTTTGGGTGGTAGAGTCTGAAAAGCGTCCGGGTCAGATCAAGACTTGGGCAGAGCCGCTTGTGGCGCAGCTTTGCAGCTTTACTGGCGAGCGTTCGATCAAGCATGACGACCTGATGGACTCGACCACGCAAGCAGTCCGCTTCCTAAGCGACCGCAATATGCTAACGGTCACAGTCAAGCAGCTTGAGCGCAAGGTTGCGCCGCCGAAAGAATACGTCAATCCGTATGCAATCTAAGAGAGTGACATGGATGAAATGAACGAGAAGCGCCCCGATCCCAAGGATCCAGCGGGCGAGATATTTGACCTAGGCCAAGAGGACTCAGATGTCGTTGACACCGAGGACGGTGGCGCGATAGTCAAGATCAACGATGAGCCGCTGGCTGGAGACTCGCCGTTCTACGAGAACCTTGCCGAGACCCTGCCCATTAGCGAACTTGCGACAATCGGCACCCAACTCTGCGACCTGATCGAGCGCGACAAAGAAGCTCGCAAGCGTCGTGACGAGCAATACGAGGAGGGTCTGCGCCGCACTGGTCTGGGCGATGACGCCCCCGGCGGTGCATCCTTCCAAGGCGCAAGTCGCGTAGTGCATCCGATGCTGACCGAAGCCTGCGTGGACTTCTCAAGCCGCATGATGAAGGAGGTCTTCCCGATGGGAGGCCCAGCCAAGGCCAAGGTCATTGGCAGCATGACTAAGGAAAAGTTCGAGAAGTCTGAGCGCATTACGAGGTTCATGAACTGGCAGATGACGCGCCAGATGCCTGAGTTCCGCTCCGAGCTTGAGCAGATGTCTACCCAGATGCCGCTCGGTGGTGTGCAGTACATCAAGCTGACATGGGATGCGAGACGCAAGCGCCCGACCCCAACCTTTGTGTCTGTGGACGATGTCTACCTCCCGTTTGCAGCCACCAACTTCTATTCCGCCGAGCGTAAGACGCACGTTCAATACATCACTAAGCTGGAGTACGAGAAGCGAGTCGCTGCCGGGATGTACCGCGACGTAGACCTGTCCCCGGCTCCAATTGTCCCGGATGTCAGCAAGTCCGAGACCGCCAACAACAAGATCGAGGGGCGCTCTGGCGACACCTACAACCCCGATGGCCTGCGCACGATCTTTGAGGTCTACGTCCAGTACGAGATCGAGGACGAGCCGTCGCCCTACATCATTACGGTGGACAAGGCGACGCAACAGGTGCTGTCGATCTACCGCAACTGGGCTGAGGATGATCCGCTCCGAGAGGAGCTAATCTGGATGATCGAGTTCCCGTTTGTGCCGTGGCGTGGCGCTTACCCGATTGGCTTGACGCATATGATCGGTGGCCTGTCTGCCGCTGCCACAGGCGCACTGCGGGCTCTGCTGGACTCTGGGCATATCAACAACTTCCCCGGCCTGCTGAAGCTCAAGGGCGGCGGCGCTGGCGGCGAGACAACCCGTGTTGACCCCACCGAGGTGCATGAGATCGAGGGTAGCTTTGCGCAGGACGACATTCGCAAGGTCATGATGCCGCTGCCGTTCAATCCGCCAAGTCAGGTGCTGTTCACCCTGCTGGGCTTCCTTGTGGACTCGGCAAAGGGCGTGGTTCGGACAACCTTCGAGGAGCTTGCTGACAGCAATGCCAATACTCCTGTCGGCACGACGCTGGCTCGGATGGAGCAGGGCATGGTTGTGTTCAGTTCGATCCATGCTCGGGTGCATGATGCGATGGGGCGCTTGCTTGAGACGCTCTACCGCATCAACCAGATGTACATGGATGAGCGCGAGATCTACGACGAGACGGGCGAGTTGCTTGCCTTCCGCGAAGATTTTGAAGGCCCAGCTAATGTCATGCCGGTGTCTGACCCGAATATCTACTCCGAGATGCAGCGGTTCGCGCAGGTGCAGGCTGTTGTGTCCAGAGCGCAAGCCCTGCCGCAGCTTTACGACGTTCGCGCTGTAGAGCAGATGCTCTTAAAGCAGTTGAAGATCCCCGAGGGTGATTCGCTGCTGCTGCCCAAGCCCGAGGTCAAGGAGATGAATGCGGTCAACGAGAACCTCGCTGCGACGATGTCTCGACCAATCGCTGCGTTCCCCGAGCAGGATCATCTTGCCCACCTGCAAGTTCACCTCGACTTCATGCGCTCACCAGTGCTTGGTAGCAACAGGTTGTCGGCTCCCACGGCGCTTCCTTTGTTGTTGGATCATTGCAAGGAGCATATGGTCTTGTGGTACGTCACGCACACGATTAACGTTACCTCTGAGGCTGCTGGCGTTGACGTTGGCACGTTGCTGAAGGATGCTACAGCCGAGGATCGCGCCGAGTTTGACCGGATGTTGGCTGCTGCAAGCCAGTCGGTGATCAACGAGGCGAACTCGACGATGGAGCAGATCCCGCCGATTCTCGAAGAGTTGTTCGGGCTCCTGCAATCCTTCCAGCCGCAGCCACCGATGGCACCGGCAGAGCAGGTTGCGCAGGCAGAGATTCAGCGCAAGCAGCAGGCGGACGCAGCCAAGGCGCAGTACGACGCTGCCAAGCTCCAGACCGAGCAGGCGAAGCTGCAACAGCGCCAGCAGGAAAGCGCCGCAGCCTTGCAGCAGAAGATGGAAGCTTTGAAGCTACAACTTCAGGAGGCTCAGATGCGCGAGCAGGCAGAGGATGCCCGCAAGCAGGCAGAGCTTGCTGCCCGCATGAAGATGAATGCCGACGACAACACGACAGCCAAGCAGCTTGCCGCGCTGGAGATTGCCGCAGGCGAAAGAATTGCCGTGTCAACTGGCACTGGCATAAACCCCAACCCGTAAGGAGAGCAGCATGGAAGCAATCAACTTGCACAAGCAGATGGCGATGGGTAAGGGCTACCCCAAGGATGTGCAGGGCAGCGGTAAGGATCCCGCACCCAAGGCACCGATTCCTAGTGGCAACGCCAAGAACCTGACCCGCATGAAGTCGTTCGAGGCTAAGACCCCGAAGGGCGGTATGTGATTGACAAGATTATTGGAAAGATAAAGAATGCGCAGCAGCAGGCGGCACTGGAAGCGGTGTCGCGCCCTCCCTCTGATGGGAAGGACGTTGCGTATATGTATGGTCAAAGGGTTGGCTACTACGCTGGCTTAGATCATGCGCTAAGGCTTATCGAGCAGACCCTGAGCGATCAGGACAAGCACGATGATCGGTTGTAATAACTCAGCATTGGAGAAAGAAGATGCTACTGGAAAACCCTATCGAAATGCAGTACGACTCGCTGGATGATGCTTTCCCGCAAGTTGATTGTGGTATCAAGCCGTTGGGCTCTCGCGTAATCGTTCAGATCCGCAGGGCAAAGCAGCAGACCAAGTCGGGGCTGTATATCCCCGAAGAAGCTCGCAAGACGGAAGCAAGTAACACGCAGGTCTCGAAGGTAATTGCTATCGGGGCGCTAGCATATTGCAACAGAAACACGATGGAGCAGTGGCCTGAAGGTGCTTGGTGCGCTGTTGGTGACTTTGTTCGTAGTCCGAAGTATGGCGGCGACCGTTGGACGGTGACGCACGACGAGGAGGAGATCGAGTTTGTCATGTTCAACGACTTAGACATTCTCGGCAAGGTGACTGGCGATCCGACCAAGATCAGGGCTTTTATCTAAACGGCTGAAAGGAGTCGATAGTGAATACCAAGACAGATGATGTCTTGTCGGAAGATGATGCCGACGAGAAAGAGCAAAGTAACGAATACGTTGCCGTAGAGCAAGAGGATGCGCGAGCAGAGGCTCATGCTGATGACGGTGATGACGACGGCGAGGACGAGCGCCTTGATGCCGACAATGAAGACCGCGAGGAGCTTCGTCGTCGCCGCCGTGAAGAGAAGGCTGAACGCGCCCAGCGCCGCAAGGCTGCAATTGAGCGCGATAAAACTGAGTTGGCTTTCCTGCGCCAGAAGACGGAAGAGCAGGAGCGCCGTCTGGCTGCGATGGAACACCGGACTGCTACGCATGACTTCGCCGCGCTGAATCAGCGCCTGAAGGACGCGCAGGAAGAGGTTCGTGCTGCCGAGTATGTGATTGCAAAGGCAACCGAGGCTGGCAATGGTGAGGACGTTGTGTCTGCCATGCGAGTCCGGGACGAGGCGATTCAGAAGCTTAATCAGCTTCAGAACGTCAAGCAGCGGTCGCAGCAGAAGCAGCAACAGCAGACTCAAGCGCCGAAGGCTCCGTCGTACCAGAGTCTGGCTGA